CGTACGCTCGTTTTGCGAAGCCAAAAACTGGGCGTGTTCCACGAGTTCGAGGTCACTGGGTACTCCCACTTGCATTGTTAGCTCCGTTAGATGGTTGTTCAAACTTTTTGGCGTGACTTTCTGCCCGCCGTTCTTTGAGAGTTTGGCTATCGTACCCACGTGCTTTGCGCTCTAAATAAGTATTGTGTTGACGCTCTTCAGAACGCGCGTTGCGTTGGGCATCGGATTCGTGCTCGATGTTCACATGGTGATTCGGGAATCTCTCTTTGATTACGCTGATGCAGCGATCGTACTGTTCTTTGGTTTCTGCTTTTCCAAGGATTCCAAAGTCGACAGCACCAAAAGACCCGTAGCTCTCCCCATGTACTGCGTAGCGCAAACCTTTGAAACTCATCTTCCGCTCGCTTTTGCACTGGGGGCAGTCGGGTACACCTGCACTACGTCGATACATCACCTCTTCCTCGAAGAAATCACAACCACTACATTCCAAGTTGTTGATTAGCCAACTCACTTTTTGCGCCCACCTTGTGGTCCCAGTTTGCCGTCTCGGGCCATGGAGAGTGCTATGGCTATCGCCTGCTTCTGAGGCTTACCTTCGTCCATCAACTTCTTGACCTTCTTGTTGATTGCTTTGCTCCCTGGCATCACTTCTTCCCTTCCTTCTTCTTTCTCTTGGCCTGAGCGGCACGAAACGCACTGACTTCTTTAACGTTTATGGATCTACCTTCTCTGTAAGCCTTCTGCGTAGCTTTGATCTCTTTAGCTTTTGCTCGGGGGTTCTTCGATCCCGCGAGATACCTTGCGACCACACCATACTTACGGGGCAGTTTACGACGAGCCATGACTATCGCAAGTCCTTATCGTGCTTCTTCGACCCGCGAATGAAGCTGTTGACGCGACCCATTGCCCAAGCTGCCATGGGTACATTACGGGAGCCCGAAGACAAGTAAGCACCTTGCCCACGACGGTACACTGCAACAAGTTTACGCAAAGAGATACCTGACTTCTCTGCTTTCTTGCGCAACGTTTCCATAGTCTTTGCGCTCAGTTTTTTCTTCTTTGCCATTACGCAGCCCTTCCTGCCCAGTTGTATTCAACCACTACCATTTCACCTTGTCAGCCCAGTACGCTGCGCTCATCTTACCTTTAGCGATGTTCTTTCGGTGTCTTGATTTGAAACTTGCCCGCTTTTTCTTCATCTTCTCTGACTCACCCTTTTTGGGCTTCCCCGCCGTTTTTGCCCCTTGTTCACCAAAGCGAATCAGTTTGATTTTGTCACCTTCTTGCGCCAGCACAATGTGACTCTTTGAAGGATGATTTGGTGTACGCTTGGGAATGTTGACGCCCTTAAGATTGTGCTTCTTAAGGAGCATCGCCTTGCGAGTTGCGTCACGACGAGAAAGAGCCATTATGCTTGCGCACCTTCACGAATAGGTGCGCCTCCTCCTGCTGCCAACGCTTCTTCTGCCGCAAGAGCTTCTTCTTCTGCTGCTGCGGCTTGTTGACTCGCTATGACTTCACTGGCCAAGGAAGCGGCAACCGCAGGCTCACCTGCAGCAGCGCCACCCAGCGACTGTTGTTGTGCTGCCATCTGTTGTGCTTGCTGCGCCGCCATCACATCCTCTTCTGGCATCAAGATACGAGCAGGCATACCCAATCCAGAAATGACTTCTTCCACCAAACGACGACTGTCGATATTCGGGTCGGATGCCAAGAATGGCAACATTTGCATCATTGTCTCAGCCAACACACTTGGGTTTTGACGGATGGGGTTGTACGACACAGTCTCGAACTCAACGTCGACATCCCGCAGCATCTTGAGGTTGACCTCTGCCCACTTACGGTCTCCTGCGATTCGCACCATCTTCTCGGCTTTCATGAACCTCTTACACAAGAAGAATGCCTTTTTGGCTACGTCTTCAAGTGCATCGTTGACGTGACCCTCACGCGTTGCCAAGCGAGTACGCATCTGAGCATCAATGATCGCCATCTCTGTAGCAGTACGTGCGCCAGTGACTTGACCCCGAGCCGCTTCGGCCAGAGCAGAAATGAACGCTGCATCGGACTCTTGCCGATTGATAAACTCCACTACACCAGCAGGTGTGTCGGGCATGGGCATAGGGTAGAACAACGCACCCAAGTTTCGGATCGTTTCGCTGTTCTGCGGAGTGACCCCAACGAATGATCCCGCAGATGCTTCGACGGCTTTGTTCAAGTCTTCTTCAGTTAGCATGCCTGCATCGTAGAGAATACGCGGCACCTGCAGGTACACGATCTGCTTCATGTGAGTCAACAGGTCGTTCACAGTTTGCTGCTGGTTCAACACCAGTTGAACTTCACTCAAACCTGAGCAGTCCACTGCAGAGTGGTTGAGACTGAACATCGAGTAAGGGGTGTACTCAATATTGTCTTGAAACAGCACAGCGTTTGCTTGTTTGCTGTAATGCTTGACGATACCTTTTTCGCGATCGTAGTACTCCCAGATAGTCACCCACTGGAATGCGTCTCGCGTGTCTGAACCGCTAGATGGACCACCTGAAGTCAAAAACTTGGGGTAGCGATCTGGTTGCACATCTGCAATGTTCTTGCTCTTGTACCGACCTTGCTTCACACGAGCCTTGAACTCAGTGTATGGAATGACGGTGCACTCCAACCAATACTTGATGTCATCAGGATCTCTAACCGTCAGGTCAAAGAACAGAGCGCTGGGGTCTACAATACGGACTACAGGGCGATCTTCTTTAACGTTCCAACTGGTCTTAAAGATTCCGCGCTTGCACAGAACTGCATCGATAAGGGCCGTTGCTGCTCGACGCCGCATGCGATTGGTTTGGAAGATGTACTCCATCAAGCCAGAAACTGCAGGAGCAGCATCTTCACTTGACGGGGTACGAGCCATTGCAGCGACTTGAGGGTTTGGTCCCAACAAAGCACTCACAGCTGTGTCAGCAATCGCATAGATCAAGTTCTTGCTGCACAGATAACTCTGAGTTGACCGGTCCAAGTTCGAGCCTTCAAGGTTGTAGAACTCGCCTCGGTAAAACTTGCGCGCTTTATCAAACTGCTTTTTTTCGTGCCGGTTGTAATGGCGCAAGTGCCGGTCGATTAGTTTGTCGAGACTAACCATCAATAGCTGCCTTTGCTTCCGCCGTGAGGGTTACCCTTCTTTTTCTTTTTGGCTTCTTTGTCTGACATTTTGGCTTTCTTCTTGGCAGCTTGCATCATTTTAGCGAAACTTGCGTTAGGCATTGTCAACTCCATCTCGACATAGGTTTGAACGGTGTATTGGCTTCCCGGCGTTTCCGGTCTTTGTACTTGTCAAGGTCACCAATGGTAACCTGCCCAGGAATATAATCCGATTGTACTTCACTTTCACTAAGAGTAAATCGACGGCGTGACAAAACATCTGCCGCCATGACGGCTGTACGGGCACGGTCAAAGTGGTGTGTGACGCCATCAAAGCCCTTTACGCGCTTCTTTCGTGACCCATCGTAGTTCAATAACTGGTGCAGCATCCCGCGACTCTTAAGTTTCAGGTCTTGGTCTGCCAGCATCTTGACCAGACGAGCTTCGGCCTCACGCAATCGTTTTTCCGTCGCGTACCACCCCGGATGGTTACGGTTGGTCCACAACAAGTTTTTAGCGCCGTTGTCTTTCAACAGTGCAATACATGCAGCGGCGTTCGACTCTACAGCCAACAATCCCATTGAGTATCTACGTTGAACAGTGAGTAGTCGTTGGTAAAAGCGATCGGGAGACTCTCTACCTTCCCAGAACGCCACCTCTCGTTGCTCCAATGCATCGAACACGGTCAGAGCAGACTGGTCACCTTTTGCGCCGAAACCTGCAGGGTCTGCGGTAATAATGTACTGGTGACCCGGTTGAGGAGGTTCAATCTCATGACACTTGTACGCACCCATCTGAGGGTCTGGGCTACTCTCTGCCAAGTATGCTTTGAGCACATCAGCAGGGATCACAGGGTCTGTGGCTCCTAACCAACCATCGTAAGGGTCCGACGGGTACTTGCACGAGAACAACCTCGCGTCTCCAACAAACTCCGTACCAAGGGCGCGACGACGAAACGCTAAGTTTCGTAAAGACATGCCTTGGTGTTTGGTTTGATACTCACGTTCACTGACGGTTGGTGCGAACCCTTTCTCCAGTGCGATGCAGCTGTCGTCTTCCCACCACTCCAAGAACAATGGGTGGAAACGACTGGTACCTTCCATCGCTGATCGCCACATTTGTTCGTGGTGACTACCGGCTCGTCCGGGGGTGGACTCCAGAATGACCTTCGCATTTACACGCTTGTTTACTGTGGGGAAGATGTTGATGGCGGCTTTCTTTTGCCACTGGGCTTCACCGAACTCCGTAATGACCAGACGGTCAATCGAGCGACCAATGGCAGGGCTACGACCACCGGCAGTAAGAACCTTAATCCCTCCGCCGTGTATGAACTGCATTTGCGTTGCTCCTGCCTTCTTGCCAGGAGCCAAAGGCATCCGCACATCGTCAGGTAAGCGCTGGTAGGCAAAGAGAATCCGCTCGAAGATGTCTTCTGCCGTGTCTTGCCTTTCCGCAATGAGCAACCCCTTCACACCCTCAAGGTACATGCAGTCGCGCAGCAACAGCATAACAGAGATGGTTGTGATCTTGGCTTGACGGAACTTGTTGACGATGACCCAGTTGTTGTCATGGTATGCCTCCAACAACTTTCGCTGGGTGTACGTCGGAGTCATGAAACCAATCGTTTCATCCTCCCTGACAATCTGGCACATCGACACAAACGCATCCGGCGTTGAAAACAACGCTTTGATCTTGCCCTCATGCAAGCCTTTAGCCTTTGCAAACTTGGCGCCACCTTTTTTCTTAGTCATGCTGCCATGGTATCACGTGACCCTAAACGGTCAAAGTACTGACCCATGAGTAGAAAAGTTAACGGTCAGTCTTGCCAAACTCTTTCTACACGTATACTCTTTGATACGCACCCTCTTGGTGTGCTGGGTAGCCGCAAGGTCCAGCAGCAAGCATCAGTGGACAAGCATCAAAACTGTAAATCCTTCAACTCAACTTAACGGTTGGGGGGTGACAAAGATGTCTACCCAGCAACCGAGAGGCTAACATGTCTATTTCTACTGAACTTTTGAACACTACGTTCGCGGATCTCCGTGGACCTCTGGTGAATGCATTTGTTCGCAGCAATGAACTGTTCGATGCCCTTCAGTCCAAAGCACGGATGCCCATGGAAGGCGGAACGCTCATCGAGCGGTCCTTCTCCGGTGGTGCTCCTGCACGGGGTGTCGGTGTTTACGTCGGTGACGAGCTGCTGAACATGACCCGGCGTCAACAAATCAAGCGTTTCCAAGTGGAGCCGCATCGTATTGTTGCTGCCATTAACATTCCGAAGCGTGAGCTTAACCAGAACTCTGGCAAGCTTGCTATCATTCGACTCATTGAAGAGTACCCTCAAACTGTAATGGAAGCGGCCAAGGCTGACTTGAACGCATACTTCCTGACCGGTGTGAGCCGTGGTTTGGTTTTCAACACCTCGGAACTCAAGGGTTTCCTGACCCTCAATGGTAATGTGTCTGATGGTATTGGAACCGGTGTGGCCAACGGTCTTCTTGACTTCCGTACTCCTGCTGAGCAAACCTCAGATGGTGACACGGTTCAAGGGATTGCAAAGTCCACCTCCATCTCGCACTTCAACCAGTTCGCCGACATGTCGACGACTTTCTCCGAAGCAACTCTTCGTAAGGTGTACCGTCAGTGTGCACACTACGCTGGTGGCATCGGCAAGGGTCCCGACCTGGTGATCATGGATGATGACACGTTCACGCAGTTTGAAGCTGGTAAGCTTTCCAACGTTCGTGTGAGCATCGTCGAAGACAAGACCGAAAACAGCAACACCATTGAGCTTTCGCTCGGTGTCGCCAAGACGTTCTCGTCCATCGACCTTGATCGTACAAGCAGCGGATTCAGCAGCCCATCGAGTGACGCCGAAAAGGGCGTGACTTACATGCTCAACACTGACTATCTTGAGTTCCCAACTTTGGAAGCTCCAACGATTAGTGAGTTCCAAGAGCGTGTGGGTGACCAAGACGTTGTAACTGCTATCTTCTCAATGCAAGGAAACATGATTTCGACCAAGCTCCCAGCCCATGGCTGTGTTGCTGGTGGAAACGCGTAAGGAGGCCCCAGATGGCATACGGAAACTCTGTTAAAACTGACCTGTTCAGCACCGTCTATGACGGCGAAACTTACGCATTGGGTGAAACTCGTGTTCAACCTGCTGCGGAAGTTACGGACGCTGATGCTTCACTGAAAGGTGATCGCATCTGGTTGTTCGTGCAAGCCGATTCAAGCGGTATTGCTGCAAACGATCTGTGCAAGCGCGCCTCTTCGAGTGCAAGCTACGTGGCTCAAACCGCACCTGCGGCTGCAGACACTGAGTTGATCAACTTGATTGGTGTGGCGGATCACGCGATTGCAGCCAACAAGTATGGTTGGATCGTTGTCAAAGGCGAATGCGTTGTCAAAACTGCCGGTGTTTCGGCAGGAAACAACGTCACGTCGAGCGGTGCAGCTGCGGGTACTGGTATCCCTGCTACAGGCGGTGCCACCGACTCGTACGCGGTATTCGGACGTGCTCTGACCGCTACTTCCAGTGGCGTCAGTGACATCTACGTCGACTTTCGATAAGTCCCGATAACGTGATACATTAAGCGGGAGCCTCTTTACGGGGGTTCCCGCTTTTCCTTAGGAGAGCCTTGTGGACACATCCCTCAGTTCATTGCGCGCACGCATGTTTGATTTCCGTTCGTACGACACTACGGGTGAAACACTCAACCGTCGAGTTCGTGAGGCATTAAATTTGGCGCTGGATCGACTGGCAGGAGATGTACCTGAAGCGTTGATCCCCTCGGAAGCCCATGCCGTTTTGCTTCCTGATATCAAGACTGGCACCGTTTCGGCTTACCTTAAACCGTTGAGCACCGACAAACGCATCATGCAGTTCGTGAACGTTTCAGGTGCAGGGATTGACACCACGGGCTCAGGTGTAACATGGCGCCCTGCAGTCGATGGTACCTTTGATGGACTGTTGCACATTGAGTTTGAGGATAGTGCGGGACGGTTGTATCGTCGTCAGTCTCTGGAGTTTTGGACGGCAACAGAACCTACCGAGAACAGTAAGTTGGCATATTACGTCACGTTGGATCGTCCGTGGAAAGACGTAGCGTCAACACCTTTGTCTTTCCGACTGCACCAACCTGAGTTTTTCTTTGAAGACGATGTCATGCAAGTGTTGGAGCCCGCCCGAATCTTCGATGACACACGTCAACAAGTTTGGCAGATTGACACCGCAGGTGCCTTTCGGCAAGACATGGTAGATTTTCGGGGCAACGATACTGGTCGCCCATACCGTTGTTGGCGTGGGAGGCACTTTCAAATTCCTGCACCGACTGAAGCACCCAAAGTTGCACCACTAAAGCCTCGTCGATCGGAAGCGTTGTCGGACGATTTGCTGTGGGGAGAGTCGGGGCGATCGTCTGCAGACGACGCTTTGCAGAC